GGCTATGGGGCTAATTCTGTACAGCACAACGAACCTCGTAAAATCAAGGCTTTTAACAAGTTTGATAAGACGGGTACAGAGGCATTGCTTTATGTGGCTAACCCATACAGTGGTAACCCATACTACGGTGTTCCTAACTACATCTCCGCTTTCCACTACATCTCTTCTGACTTTAGTTTCGGTAAGCACATTAAGAATAGTGCAGAGAATGGCTTTAGCCCAAAGGTATTGGCTACCTTCATCGGTAGAAATATGTCTGCTGAACAGAAGCGTGAGGAGTACAATAAGTTTAAGGAGTCTTTCACTGGTGCTGAAGCAGATAACTTTATTGTCTCTTGGGTTAAGAAGGAGGAAGATGCTCCGAAGTTTACACCATTAGACATAGCGAATTTAGATAAGACAGTAGATGTACTATCAAGACTTAACGATGCTAAAATTCTTACTGCTCACAATGTCACTTCTCCTACTCTATTTGGGGTTATGGTATCGGGCAAGCTTGGAGGCACAGGTAACGAACTTGTTACAGCATATCAAATCTTCCGTGCTACGGAAACACTACCGAATCGTGAGGTCCTTCTTGATGCAGTTAATCGCATCTTGGGGACGATAGGCTACGACCAGATGAACCTTGGGGTAGTAGAGGAAGATATTAATTTGGAAAGCATCAAGGGTGCTAACACAGAAGATATAAACAATGGTTGATGTAATCTTTATTGACGATAACTACCTCTACCAAAACTTCCCTTTACCAAAGAGAATGGACAGAGGCTCATTGCTCGCTATTATTCAGCTTGAGCAATTTACTTCTACCCAGGACTTGCTTGGTAGTTGTTTATATGAGGACCTTGAAGCCAAGGTATTGGCAGAAACATTAGATGCTACTGAAGAGGGGTTGTTTAAATTGGTAAAGTATTCTTTGGCGATGTTTACTGCTAAGGCTGCTATCTCTATCTTGAGAACGGAGACTGCAAGAACAAAGAACGAAGAAGGTAAGCAAGACCAATACATCCTTGACACCATCTCATCTACTATTGACAGCAAGTTGGGTTATATCAACAAGCGTATCACGAATTACATCCTTGACAATGCGGCTATCAAAGCAATCGCTACTGCCGATGGTTGCGACAATGACTTATTTAATGAAGAGGATACCTACCAAGGTAGTGTGTTCTTCCCTAAGGATGGTATCACGGACCAAACCTGCGAAGACGGAGGAGTAACATATAATCTATAATGGACGCTACAGACATCAAAGTAATACTATTTAACGCATCAACTTTTGTGATATCGTTTTCAACACTTGAGTCTACGTTAAAGATTGTCTTGCTATTAGCATCTATTGGCTATACCGCACAGAAGTGGTATTATATGAATAAAAAAGAAAAGGGAGACGATTAACGTCCCCCCTTATTTTTACAAGTACTTGAACAAGTACATTCTATTGGTGCAGATTCGCACCATTTTATTTTACTTTGGTTCTCTTGTCCACGGTTCTCACTGCGAAGTACCCGCCTATCACTGTTACGCTTACCAGTTCCCATAATCCTATCCATCTTTCGTTAATACTACTAATACCAAATCCTTCAAAGAAGGTCATAAGTACAAGGAATATCATTACGACTGCAAGGGTTAGGGGACGTACATTTTTAGATAGCCAAGAATCGGTAAGTGAATCCGCTTGCCAACGCTTGGTAATCTCTGCTTCTATGCTCTGACGAACTGCCTCCTTTTCCTCTGGAGTAGATACAAATCTATCTACTACATTGGCAACTGCTTCCACAGTTTCCTTGGCATTGCTTGTCAGAAGTTTCTTTAATGGGTTCATAATTATTATCCACTACAGCTCTCACACTCTGGATTATCGATTGAGCATTGAGCGTTATTGTTTTTCTCGTCATTTGTGAGTTCATCTACGAAGTCAGCGAAGTCCTCGCCAAATCCAAAATCTGTATCGTTCATTAGTAGGTCCAAATTACATCTTCATTCTTGCTTGGGTCATCATCAACGTGGATGAAGTTCTTCGCTACACCAATGCGATTGAACCCAGCTTGAAGAAGAGAGTTAATAATAATATATTTCTGTCTTGAGGTTGGTGCATAAATATCTACAGCGTGTCCAAGCGTATGACTGCTTGAGGGAACGCCTCCGACCTTTTCGTTGTGAGAAGGTGTTCTGTATCCACTTGTAATTTTAAAGCCAATAGCGGCCATCTTACGAGCTTCTGTAAGTTTGTTTAGGAAGTTGATATCCATCTTATCGTAAGAGCCTACAACATCTGGTGAGTCAAACTCACGGTACTCAAAGAAGAAATGGAAATCTTTACTTAGTCCTTGCATATCATTTTGTTTTTTTAGCTTCTTCCGTCCAAGAGGTGTAACATACTGCAAGTCTCTGACTACTATCGGGGTATTCTCCTATCATAGTATCGTCTTGTGTGCAGCGTGAGATGAACTCACTTCGTGTCTCCTTTGGATTGGGTTTCGGTATCGGCATTGTCGTTAGTATTAGAGTTAGAAAAAATAGGCTCGTCCCAATAAAGGAAGAGCCAATCACTATTAGAATTTACATTTTTCATAGTCTACTCACTAACCAACTTTCTGTACGATAACTCGGCAATGAAGGCTGTATAGATGGCGTATAATGGATTAACTCCTATCCCGCTATACAATATAAGGCTGCACCAAAAAGAGAGGCACAGAACGCAGTTAAATGGCTTGAAGGGTAATAGCCTTTCCATCACCCAACCATAGGGTTCAAATATAAATAGGAATGAGAACATCAAACCTACTGAGGACACCAGTATCCAATCGTTGTAAATGTCAATCATAATTGTTCGCTTAAATTACTGTCCTTTACATATCTCTGTAGACGTGTAAACTTTTCTCCATTCTCTACGCACACTACATAACCCTTAATGTTATGTCCGTACACGTCGCTATGGTTTAGACTAACTATCTTGTTAGTCATAGTACTATATATAATACTTATAATAAGATTTGCTGCACTCTTGCCTCGCTTGTAGTAGTGCAAGAATTTTTCACAGGTACGCATCACAGCAGCATCAATCAATGCTTGTTGCAGTTCATCATTACCATCGGTAACAAACGCAGAACCAGCAATCTCTACTGCACGTTGAAGGATAAACTCACCAAGTGGCTCCGTTAACCTATCTTGCTTTACAGATAGTAATGCTTGCTCCTCGATGAATTGTTTATCGTACCTCGTATTCTTCTTCAACCTTGTTGAGTATTTGAATTATCGTTGGTAGATAGTCTGACAACTCTTGAGGATTTACGCCAAGTTCGTATCCCAATCCAACCAATGTGATTGGCCTACTGTTAAATACCATTCTGTCGATGACTGAGTATAAATCAAGAATGAAATCTGCTTCATCACTTGTTAAATCTTCGTAGTAGTTCTCAATGGACATATCTAATATGATGCTCGTAGCCTATCCGCTTTTTCGGGGTCAAGCTTTGCGATTAATTCAATGTATTCCTTTTCCCTTTCGTAAGCCTCCTGTACTTCTTCAAGCGTAGAGTCTGTGCCAATGTTGGTAAATAGTTTTGACATCTCGTACAGGTAAAGGTCAATGCGATTCTTAATTAATTTACAAGTCTGATAGTTTCTTTCTTCAGCCATAATATCTTAGTTTTACTTTAAACGTATCCTTTGGAAGGTCTTTGTCAATCTTGATGTTAAGTCTTTTGTAGTACTTGTTACCATCGTCCTTAACCATACCCATACTAACGAGAGTATCCGATAAAAATTTAGAAACAAGAATAACATTATCGACATCGTGGCGAGAGTTATAAGTAATGTGAACTTCATAGCTCTCAAAAGTGAAGTAGTCATATTTCTCCAACTCCTCTTTACATACTTTAGCGTAATCATCTTTTTGTTTTTTACGGATAGCCCAATGCTTACCAGCATAGTATTGATTAAGGCTTGGTGGCTTAGGCAGGTTTAGTTCTATTTCATTTACCATATTCAGTAAGGTCTATGGTTGCCTTGTATCCTCTTGAGGACATCAGCAGTTCGTGTAGTGGTGGAATCCAACCTTCAGCGTTGTCATCTCCTGTAGCACTGTTACCTACTACCTTATAACTTGCAGATTGTAGGTGCTTAAGTAGCATCTTTCTATCAAAAACAAAGCCAATATCTTTCTTGTTTGTCTTTAGAATATAGAAGTAGAAGTCTGCTGTAGACTTTAAGATTCCCGAGTCACAGTTCCTTGTGGTACTTCTGAACTCAATGTATAGGTTGGGTTGCTCGGGAGTGCCTCTTCTTGCAGCCCACATATAAGCCTTGCTGTCGTACTTAACCTCAATGGTTATTGTACGCTCACCATTGGTAGCCTTAACATCCCAATCGTAAAACAATTCCTTTGGTGCTTCCTCAACATCGTACCCTTTATCTTTAAGATACTTCATTACGATATCTTGGCCATAGTCACCAGAGATACTTGCTGTTACGAAGGTGTTTCTTTTAGCCATTCTTCACTCTTAGTGCTACCTTCAGTAGTATAAGGTAACCAATTAAATCTTGGACGGTATCTTCCGTCTCATCGGTAATGCCACGCATCTTGATTCTCATAAGCTTATCATCAATACGACAGCATAGGTTATCAACTGCATTACCACTTGCAAAGATACCAGCAGGTTTAAGTGCTGAATCTCCATAGGCTTCGTTCTTTAGCAGGAGTAAATTTGTTACCGCTTCAGACTCTTGTAGTATTAAATCTCTTGTATCCATAGTTTAATATACTCATTCATCATATAAGTCTACTTCAATCTTGTAAATCTTTTTAACATCCTTATTTTCAATGACTAACCTACCATTGCTTGGATTGTAGAATATGTACCTCTCAGAGGCACCAGTATAGTCAGAGATATCAAGCTTAAAGATGTTGTCGTTGATAGCTATAAATACATCTCTGTTTTCTGATTCTACTACATCTACCTTCTTAGCGTGTGGTACGTTAAACTTTAGATAGGCACGAATAAGGTTAGCAAATGCTGACTTTCTATCACGAATTAGGCTGTGGATAGGCGAATTGCTTTTTTCCTTGGCTGTCGAGTTCATAGTATCTGTTTTTCATTCTATCATAAAATAATGTAACGCTACCAAGCTTACCTACAATCTTAGGTTTAGCCTTGACAACAGTAATCTCCACTTGGTTTGGTTCGTAAGGTATACCATTACCATCCTCTAATCCGTAGGGGCAACGCCATACATTGATTACCATCATACCCTTGCGAGACCATTGCATACCTCCAGCGATGTCGTTCATCGTAGGCTTGTCAACATAGGGTACACCATTCTTGTACTTTGCTTGTTGGTGTTTAGTGTGTACTGTTACAATGGTGTGGAAGTCCTTTTCAGCAGAGTGCTTACGAATCTTAGTTAGCACTTGACCAATGGCGATGTCATCACGCACACCACTACTGATGTCGGTCTTAATCTCTGTGAATGGGTCAATCATACAACCATCAATGGTGATGAAGTTGTCCGTCTCAATCTGCTCAACGGCAGTATAGAATGCTTCTACTGTAAGGTCTTGTAGTCCACTATCAATGATGTAGAAATGGTCATTGATAAACTCAATAGCCTTCTCTGTTTCCTCATCTGTAGCAGTAAGGTGTTCATTCACAAGGAATGGCTTACGCAAGTACACCCATAGGAGTTCTGCAAACACCTCTGTAGGAGAACCCGTCTCGGGAGAATAGATTGCCCACTTCCAATCGCTGTACTCTGCGAGGTTCATCATCAGTTCAAATCCAAACTGTGACTTACCTTGGTGCGCCCCAGCATAGATGTATGTGGTAGAACCTTTCTTAACGGAGTACTTATCAAATAGGGAATCAAACCCTACCCAAGCACCTTTCTGTACACCCTCATTGCGTAGTGTGGTCAGAGAATCTTTTAACTCTGATGCTGTGTAAACTAACTTTCTCATTGCTCGTTTAAATTAATTACCAAATTCTTTCTCGTAGTCTTCCTCTTTATGGGAGAAGGACTTGCTTATCTCCTTGCGGTAGAACTCCTTCTCAATGTGGAAGTCGTATATCTTCTTCCCTGTGAGTCCGTTGAATGCCATAAGTTTAGCAACCATCTCTGGACTGCGGTTAATGTGGTCAATGGACTTTGCTCTTGTAACCATTTGGAATGGTCGGTCCTCAGTACCAAGGTAGGTATTTGAGAATCCGTTGCCTCGCTTAACCTTCCAAGCAAGTCGCACACCAATATCATATATGGCTTGCCCTTGTTTCAACTCTTCTGCTTTTTCTTCTTCTGACATCCTAACTTTCTTTTCTTATTAGCAATTTTTTTCTTGCGCTCATCCTTTAACTTATCAAAGTACTCACGCTCCCAATTGTCTTCGTGAGGAATAAATTTCATTTCTTAATCGGTCTATGTTTTTTAAGGAACTCTTCATCTATATTAAAATGACTAAAGTAAATATCTTTATTCAATCCATAAACATATTTCTTGCGTTCATTACTTGTCATATTAATGACAGCAATAGCTTGACTTAACCTACCCATTACATCTTAATTAATCGTAGTCTTCTTTGATACTTACGGATAAGTAATGCAGAGTTACTTAGTTGATTTTGTATATCTTCTGTCCAACCAAATCTACTTGCGTGAATTGTTAGATTTACTTGGTCTATCATTAGCATCTCCAAGTACTTCTGTATTTCTCTTATGTGCTTTCTCTTGCGTATCATAGTTTAATGCTTTATAATAATCGTCATAAAGTTTTCCATCTGCTGCTCTCCAAAATAGTATTGGCTTCATTTCACTTCGATGTATTCTTGTTCATCTCCTGGGTCGGATACAATGTAATCTCTCATCTCTCTTTGGTGTTAAAGGTTTGTCCATTTATATCCAAAACACAATCTCATCATAGTACGATGAAACCAATTAGGTTTGTAGGTTAAATTAAATTGAACATAATGGTCTTTTCCTAATC